TTGGGTTATGGAATGGATTTCGGATACTCAGTTGATCCCACAACTTTAATATCACTATACAAGTGTAACGAAGCATATATATTTGATGAGGTATTATATAAGAAAGGAATGCTTAATAGTGACATCAGCAGGTTCTTAGATCAAAGACAGATAACCGAAAGCATAATCGCAGATTCAGCAGAGCCAAAGAGTATTGCCGAATTACAAGGCTATGGTCATAAGATTACAGGTGTAAGCAAAGGAAGGGATTCAGTAGTGTATGGGTTGAACCTTATTAACCAGAACGAAATATATGTTACATCTAATAGCAAGAACCTAAAGAGGGAGTTACAAGGATATGTATGGGCAACAGACAAAGAAGGCAACCAACTACAAAAACCATCAGGCGCACATCCAGATTGTATTGATGCTGCTAGATACATTTTAATGGACACATTAGAGAATCCAAACAAGGGACAGTATTTTATTTATTAAAATAATTTAAAAAAAGTTTGGTAGTTAATAAAAAGTTTATATCTTTACAGAGTAAAACAAAGTTTAACTAATATAAAAACAAATGAAACAAGAACAAGATTATCAAGTTTTAAAAAACAAACTTCAAACATTATCTTCTAATTGGGATAAACAACAAGGATTAGACCCTTCATTTATAAAGGTAATGATGTATGGAGATTGGAGAAAGAAAAAGAAAGTAGGATGTGAAAAAGGATATGATGGTTGGACATTCTTTTCTACTTCAACAAATTCAGCAGGATATGAACTGTATGAAGAAATTGAAAAACTAATATCTGATTTTAAAAATTTAAGAGTTTACGAAAGACAAATTTAAAACACAAGGGGCGAAAGCCCCTTTTTAAATACTATTATGTTTGATCCAACAAAAGAAGAATTAAATTACGAATGTTTAGAATGCAGCGCAGCAATAGAAAAATCAGGATGGTGTTCTGATGATTGCTTTAACGCTTCAATGTTATAAATTTAAAAACAAGATTATGAATTACAAGAAAGTAAAAAGAATAAAGTCGAATGATAATATTAAAAACATCAAGCGTGATGCATTAGCATTTATTATCTTGATGGCTGGGTTTTGGACTATGCTATACACAGCATTTCAATTTTTAGTATGGATTATGTAAAGCCATTAAACAAACCTCTCTGGAAAAAAATGCAACGATGCTGGGATAATGATATGTATGTATATCAAAAGCCTGTTAATACAGGGATGAAATCAAAGGTAAAGATTTACCTATCTATACAGGGAACGGAAAAATGGGGCAAAGAAGAGTACACACAGAATACAATAAAGCTTACAAAAAAAATAGATGAGTGTTATCATTGGTTGTATGATAACCATAAAACGAGTTTCATTTGAGTTAGGTTAGTTATGTTTGGATAAAGGGGTAGCAGAAATGTTATCCCTTTTTCTTTTTATACAAAACCAAGACTTTATTATTGTTATAATATGATAATAGACTTATACGTTCCAGACTCATTAAGCGATATACCTTTAGAGCAATATCAAAGGTTTGCAAAGCTTAATACTGAAGATAACCAGAATACTAACTTCTTGCTTCATAAGATGGTTGAGATATTTTGCAACCTTGATCTCAAGGACATTGCCAAGATCAGGTTCAATCACGTGACAGACATCATTGAAGATTTAAACAAGGTGTTCGAGCAGAAGCCTAATTTAAAGACCACCTTTGAACTTAATGGCATTACATATGGTTTTATACCAAAGTTAGATGATATGACTTTAGGTGAGTACATAGACCTTGACAATACGTTGTCAGACTGGGAACAAATGCACAAAGCAATGTCAGTTCTTTACAGACCTGTTACACTACAGAAAAAAGATAAATACCAAATAGAAGAGTACAAGGGAACAGATAACGCTGAAGCATTTAAACAAATTCCTTTAGATGTTGTTATGGGATCACTGGTTTTTTTTTATCGTTTAAGCAACGAGTTATTGACAACTACCCTGAACTATTTAAGCAAGGAAATGAAGAAGGAGCTAACTATGGAGCAGAGGCAAACTTTGGCATCAAGTGGAGTTGGTATCAATCAGTTTATGGAATCGCTAAAGGAGATGTCACCAAATTTGATGAAGTCACTAAATTAAATGTAAACACTGCCCTACTATATTTGGTTTTTGAAAAAGAGAAACAAGAGTTGGAAGCAAAAAGAATAAAAAGAAAATGAAAGGTTTTTACAACATAACGGATAAGATCAAAACAGCATTTCAAGCTGAACCATTTACTAATACAGTAAGCTTTGGTAGCATTGATGATGTTGATTTAGACAAGCAATCTATATTTCCTTTAGCACACATCATAGTTAATACAGCAACGGTAGGAACTAAAACAACCACATTTAATATTTCAGTCCTTGCAATGGACATTGTAGACATTAGTAAAGAAGAAGCTACGGATAAGTTCGTAGGAAATGACAATGAACAAGATGTACTAAACACGCAATTAGCATTATTAACAAGGGTAATTAATGAATTACAAAGAGGGGATTTATATACTCAATTATATCAGGTGGCTGGTGATGTCAGTTGTGAGCCTTTTGTGGATAGGTTTGAAAACAAACTTGCAGGATGGACTGCAACATTTGATGTCTTGGTACAGAACGATATGACAATTTGCGACTAATGGATTTTAAACAAACAAAAGCAGCGTTAGAAGGTTTTGCAAAGTTTGTGATTAAACAATCACGCACTAACTTAACTAAAAAGAAAAAGAATGTTACATCTTCTTTATATGAAAGCTTAGGTTATGATTTAAATGTTAGTAAGAATAGTTTTTACTTAGAGTTCTATATGGATGAATATGGAGCTTTTGTTGATGAGGGTGTTAAGGGTAAGAAAAGCAATTACCCTGAAAATAGAAACAGTAGATTTAGTTTTAATACTAAACGACCTCCAATGCAACCATTAGCAGATTGGGCAAAGAAAAAGAATATAAGATTAAGAGATGCAAAAGGAAAGTTTAAAAAAGGTAATTATAAAACGATTGGATTTATATTAGCCAAAAGCATATTCGAAAAAGGAATTAAAGCAAGTTTCTTTTTTACCAAACCATTTGAACAAGGCTTTGAAAAGCTCCCAAATGAATTGGTAGACAAGTTCGCATTAGACATAGATGATTTATTAGATTTTACACAATGAGCAAAATAAACGCAAGAAGTCCATATTACTTAACATACGTTACACCTTCAGTTCCAAGTCCTGAGTTTACTTGTACGATTGCCAACCTATCGGATTACACAGTTGATACAAATGGAACGGTGTCACTTCCTAATTTAGACTATGGATATATAGAATCATTTACTAGCACAGCAGGGGATTTTGCTAATGACAAATTTGCAGCAGTAAGTAGCCAAACAGTTAGAACAGTAGTTTTTAAAATTGTAATACCTGATGGATTCTCGAACTCAGGAACTGGGTATTTACTATGCTCAAAAAATGCAACTCAACAAGTTGGTGACTGCTCTGGTGGACCAACTGCAAACGGAAGTATCCCTGCGCAATCTATGACAGCAGGAGGTGACACAGACACAGTAAACCTTGCTTCTTATTTTAACGCTGGATCAGTAGCTATTGCAGGATATAGAATTGTAAATCCTCACAAGTCATTTGTAAATATGAGCATCTCAGGAAGTACATTAACCCTTACATCTTTAAATGTAGGAGGAACTAATGTGGTTTATGTTCAAGCGTTTGACAACGGTGCAAATACTTGTATTGCAATTCAGTCTATAAGTGTAACGGTTACCGTTTCAAATAACCTTGGATGTACAGCATCAAGTGGAGTGGACTCAGTAGGTTTAACAGGAGGAAGCATCGCACAAAATGGAACAATTACCAATCCAAGTTTAATTGGAACAATAGCAGAGATAAGAGCAACTTCAGGAGGGTCAGCAATCACATCTGTTGCAGCAAATTCTGGAAGTTCTGCTCAGAATGTCACTTTGTTTTTTTTAATAACAGTTCCAGCAGGATATGCAAATGCAGGAGCATCAATAGAATGCTCAAAACAATTTAGTCAATCAGGAAGTGGAGCAGTTGCTTTTGATTGTAATACTACGATACTAACAAATCAATCTATTTATACAGATGGAACTATAAAGACTGGTAACACTTTAAGAGGAGTAATAGAAACAACAACACCAATTAAATTTGATCCAGTTACAACAGCAACTCAAAGATCAATTGATTTTAATATAAGAGTACCAAATTCTAGTGCTTACTCAAATGCCAATGCTTTAGTTGCTTGTACTAAGTCAATTGCTCAACCTCCAACAGATAACCCTTGCGGATCAAATCTTTATTATATACAACAAAGTTTTGTAGGCGAAGCACCAGAGGACTTTTGTCAGAACAGTTTTGGTGGCGCATCTACTCCAATCAAATCAACTGCAACAGGTTTAGGCGATGCCACAAATGCGACTGTATGTTCTACGGTATTTGGGACAACCGATCCTGCTGCACCTTGGGTGGGAAGAGATAAATACTATCGAGTAGAAAGCTTTCAAAATAAAAGTTCAATCTCAAGTAGTTCTGGACCTTTTCATATTTGGAGAATAAGTAGCAGCGGAATAGTAACCGAAGTTTACAGATGGGATTGTCAAGGTGGCGGAAATGGGAATGGCTTTCAATTATAAAATATAAAAAATGGCAACATTAAAAACTGTAAATCTAAGCATCTATATATATAGCGGAACATCTGGAAGCTATACAGACAGCGATTTAAAATATACTTTACAAAAGTCAATTATAAGCTTTCAAAATAACATAGTTTTTGAGATTGCTGAAATAGTCAGGGATTATATTGATGTCACTTTTAACAACGATTATGTTTCCAAAACTGTTTGGGTGACAACAATTGCTGGATTAGTAGATGACACAGATACGGTCTTTACTTATGGCTCACCAGTAACAAATACAAGTTTAGCTTTTGATGGTTATGGTTTTTACGAAGATGAAATAAACCCTCAGTTGACCGCTTATGATTTAATTAGTAGTAGCACTATTTACTTGCCAGAAAGTACAGCAGGAAAGCTCCCTGTGTACGCAGCGACTACTGGAAGCGTTGTTATTGACTCAGCAACTACTACAATAACAGACAACGGAAACACAAACCAAAAAATTCAGTATGTAACCATCCCTGCAAACACTAACACAATAGTTGTAAAAAATAGCGGAGGAACAACACAGAAAACCATAACGGTTGTAAATGTATGTGAACCAAAATTCACACCTTACAAAGTAACTTTTGTAAATCGCTATGGTGCATTCCAAGATTTATACTTCTTTAAAAAGACTACAGAAAGCTTTAATGTAACAGACGAAAAGTTTAAAAGAAACATTATAAACAGCTCAACAGTAACCTATGGAGTAAATCAAGCGCAACAAACTCGCTACAATATAAATGCAACTTCTAGCATAACTTTAAACACAGGTTTTATAAAAGAGGATATGAACGAAACAATCGAGGAGTTGTTTTTGTCAGAAAACATTTGGATCAGATACAATAATAAAACCCTTCCGATTATTCCTAAGACCAAAACGCTACAATTTAAAACGGTCTTAAACGACAAACTAATTGATTATACTATTGATTTTGAATTTGCATTTGATAAAATAAACAACGTTAGATGATAGCACTCCAGCTTTATATCTTAGGTCAACAAGTTGAAATGTTTGATGATGAAACGGTAAATCTATCGCAAAGCATCCAAGACGTTAAAGACATTGACAAAATATTTACTGAGTTTACACAGACCTTTTCTGTACCTGCAAGTAAACTAAACAATATAATCTTTAAGCATTTTTATAATTCTGACATAGTAGACAACCCTGACCAACCTGATGTTAGTTCTTATGATGGAAGAAAAAAAATAGATGCAGAGCTGTTTCTTAATTACAAGCCTTTTAAGAAAGGTAAAATAAAACTTGAGGGTAGTAGCTTAAAACTAAACAAACCTCATACATATAGGCTTACATTCTTTGGGGATACGGTAAACCTAAAAGACTTACTTGGGGATGCTAAATTAAGCTCGTTAGAATTTTTATCTAAATTTCAATTTGACTATACAGATGCTAATTTATTAGCTTCACTTACCACTGGGATAGACATAACTTGTGAAGGGGTTAAATATGACAGGGCAATAATAACTCCATTAATAACAACTCAGCAAAGATTAGTTTATGACTCAACTGCTGCAACTGCTACAACAGACGAACTTGCTAATTTATATTATGATAGCGGTTCAGCTTTAGGAGGCGTTAGCTCGTCACAGTTAAAACCTGCCCTGAGTGTTTACGCTATAATAAAAGCTATCGAATTTCAATACTTTAAACCTTCTGGCTTTAGTTTTTCACAAGATTTTTTTAGCATTAACAACGCATCATTTTCTGATTTGTATTTGTGGCTTCACAATAAAGAAGGTAATTTATTTACAGATCAAAACACTAATGTAAAATTTGACAAGCTAGTAAATGCATCAGCTCCTTCTAATTATGATCCTCTTGTAAGTTTAAAAGGTGGTACGTTTAAAACAATTGACTACGGTGATCCTAGATCAAACATTAAAATTAATACAGTAAATTCATCTACTTTAAAATACAGCCTTTTAGTATATGTTAATGGCGAACTATGGAAAAGCTTTGATGACTTGACAGGTGACTCTGGTAAGCTTGAGCTTGGAAGTTTCCCTGCAAATGAATCTATACACGCTGAGCTAGCTAACGCTGATGTCGGAAGGTACAAGATAAATTGGGAAATTGCTAGAACTAGAAAACGGATATTTGGTAGTCAGTCTTACAGTAGATTTTTAGAACAATTTGTTGATGTAGGAACTGATAAAATTTTATATGTAGCAAATCAAATTCCTGATATAAAAATTATAGAGTTTTTACAAGGGCTTTTTAAAATGTTTAATCTGACTTCTTATATAACAAATAATAAAGAAGTTAAGATTCAAGCTTTGGATGACTACTATGCAAACAGCGAGGTTTACTGGGACATTACTAAAGACTTAGATAAGGAATCTGCAATGGTGGACACCGTTTTACCTTATAGAGAAATAACGTTTGCTTACGAAGGTTTAGAAAGTTTTTTAGCAGAAAATCACAAAGAGCAATTCAATAAAGAATGGGGGTCTATAAGTTACAGCGGTGATGCAAAACTAAGCGGTTCTGTATATGAAATTAAAGTTCCTTTTGAGCATTTTAAATATGAACGGTTATTTAATATAAATAACAATACCAGAACAGACATACAAGTTGGCTGGAGCGTAGACTCTTCACAATCTCCAGTTCTTGGAAAACCTCTTTTATTTTATCCTGAAAAAGTTACTGGAACTCCTATTGGCGTAAAGCCTATTGCAGCAAGTGGAGTTTCTTCACAATCAACTTATTTTATTCCTTCAAATTCTCTGCATCTTTTTCCAAGAGTAGATGGAATTGTTGGTGGTCCAGATACTAGCGACAATTTAAATTTTAATGCTGAAGTAAATGAGTATACTGGAAACCCATTTATTAAAAGTTTATTTTATAAATACTACAAAACATACATTGAAGAAATCTTTGATAAAAGGCGAAGGCTAACAAAAGTTAAGGCATACCTTCCAGTATCAACTTTGCACAGTTTGTCTTTGGCTGATAAGATAGTCATCTTCAACAAGGCTTACAAAATCAATAAAATACAAACGAATTTTGAAACATTATTAAGTTCTTTAGAACTGATAAACATCTCAGAGGATGCTGCTATAATTGTTCCTGCTAAGTTTTTGCCTGACAATGATTGTGATGTTACTGCTGATAGCACTTTTATCTTTGCTGATAATTCATCTTTTACTGCTGACAAAAATTGTAACACTGAAGGTTTAGAAATAATTTCACCAGTTGAAGAAATTCCAAAAGACACCGCATCGAGTAACAAGGTGATAAATCCAACACCTACAATTCCTTTATTTGTAGACAGACCACATTTAGAGTTTTTACAACCTACAGCATCGACAACAACACAAGTTTCATTAGCAATGAAAGTTACAAGACTAGGTATTTTAGGCGAAGTAAACCAGATTGATGAGTATGGTTTCTTTTATTCAGAAACAGCAAACGATCTTTTATCAAACGATGTAGCAACTTTAAAAGGAATATCAAGCGTAACAAATATAAAATTTGAAACCGATACTGATTCTAAATACAGGCTTCCTAGTGAAGTAAGGTTTACCGTAAAAGGACTTACTGCTCCAGATTATATTTATTCAAGAGCGTATGGCATAACAAGTAATGATGCTAACTACAAAACAGGATCGCTTGTGATGTCAATGCAAACAGCTAGAACAGCATTTACACCATCTATTGTAGGAGTTAGTGGTTATATAAGAAAATACAATTTGCCTATAAGCTCAAGTAAAAGAACTATAAGAATAAGAAATCGAGATAATACATTTACAGAATTTGCAAATATAACAGGTGCTAAAATATATTCTACAATGGTTCCTATTGTGGTTGAGGGAA